ATGAGCGATAGTGTAGAAAAATGGTATGATATGAATGATGAGTGGACAGCAGATTCCACAGGATATAGACATTTACCTAAAGACCCAATTGTAGAAAAAGTAATTGATACAATGAGAGCAAGAAGTAGAGATGGTATAATTAAATATGGCACTACTCTTTATGATAGTCCTGATGGATTCTATAAGTTTATTAACCACCTCCAGGAGGAACTTATGGATGCTATATTGTATATTGAAAAAATAAAGCAACAGAAATGATAATGGATTTTATAAACTTTATAGTATTCCTAAGTGCATTTGTGTCAATTGTTATTATTGGCAAATTGATAATTGATGGTATTAATGGAAATAATCCTTTTAAGTAAAACACTATGAAAGAGTCTGAGTTAATTAAAATGAAGCACGATATAAGAATCACACAACAAGCCTTAGTCGTAGCCCTTGAAAAAATTAAACGTTTAGAAGATGCCACTTTTAAAACCAAAGAAGTACGAAACCAATAAAGATTTTATCCGTAGATGTATGGGGAATGCCAAGGTAGGCGAGGAATTTCCTGACAGGGATCAACGATTTTCAGTTTGCCAAACAATTTGGAAAGACAACTTCACTCCAAAAAAATAACAAAAATATTTGTAGGGTTTTTAGAAATATCCTAGATTTGTTGAAAACAAGTTGATATTTCAATGAAGATACTCAAGATTTTATTTAAAGACCCTCAGTTTCTCCTGATATTCTTTTTACTAGGGATACTATTCGCAGTAGAAATGTTTGTGGTAGTTATTGTTTATCCTTTTGAGTTGATTCAATTGGGTATCACTTGGTCAATAAAACAATTGTTAAACTTAATTAAATAGAATTATTATGGGAAGAGTAAAAGAAATGTTTATGGAAATGACCCACGAAGAGTCAGCAGTCGAGTTTTATGCTAGACTAGAGCTCCTTAGGGAGATGCAAGAGGAACTTGTTGATCCTAAAGTACCTGAGAGTGTAAAGAAGATGATACTTAAAACTATATTAGTATAATTATGACGTTTAGAGGCAAGGCAAAAGAAAGCGAAGCCATCACAACGTTAGATGGTGTATTTTGGGATAAGCAAGAAATCTTATCTAAGATGCAAGACGATAAATTCTATTTTGGCTATCTAGGGGAGAATGCTCTATCAAGTTCAGCTTGTGGTAAGTTGTTGGAATCCCCTAGAGCCTATAGAAATAGTTTGTTAGGTGGTAGTAAAACTAGACAAGAATTTAGAGATGGAAGTTTATTCCACTATAGATTACTAGAACCTGAGAAATGGGATTCTTTGCATTTTGTAGATGTTCAAACTAAAGGTGCTAAAGACTATAAATTAGCAGTTCAACAGTATGGCGAAGACAATGTTTATACTGAGAGGGAAAAGTATAATGCCGATATAATGGCTGATGCTTATCTTGGAAATTCAAAGGTAGCCCACTATTTACAAGGTACTCGTAAAGAAGTTGGTATTATAGGGATGATTGCAGGATTTCCTTTTAGGGGTAAGGCTGATATTTTAGGGAGTGACTTTATTGTTGATTTGAAGACAACAGGAAAACCATTAACTTCATTTAAGTATTCAGCAGATACCTACGGATATGATATGCAATGTTTCATCTATTGCTATTTATTTGGTATTAGCTATAAGGATTTTAAATTTGTTGTAGTAAATAAGGATTCCCATCAAATTGGCATATTTGATTGTAGTAAGGAATTTTACCATAGAGGTGAGTATAAGACTATGGAAGCAATTCAAATCTATAAGGATTACTTTGTAGATAGAAAAAAAGAAATAGACGAATTTTATTTATACGATGTACTCTAGTAAAGAAGAATGTTATAGAGATATATATTTATCCTTGACAATGGGAATAGTAAGTATAGAGGATACTAAAGACCTTCTAGCCTATTATAGAGATATAGAATATTATGAATGTTGCCAAGGAATATTAAATGCACTTAAAGATTTTAAAGAAATAAAAAAAGAATACAATGACAATAATAGATAGAAAAGTAGTTAAAGATAAAATTAAAGAATCAGTTGAACAAATAACTGGTCAAGATATAATGGTTAGAAATAGAGAGAGACCAAGAGTAGAGGCTCGTTACATTGCCTTTAAGGTTATGAAAGATACTTTCTCCAGGATAACCCTTAATGAAATAGCTAGGTATTTTAAAATAAATCACGCTACTGTAATCCACGGAATAAAACAAATAACAGATTGGATTGAAACAGATAGTCAATTGAAGTTAATTTATAATGGGGTGTTATATGAGATTAATACGTTCTTAGAGAATGATGAAGCTGAACTTATCCCATTTGAAGAGAATTATGTTTCTATTGGCAAATATGAGGAACTTTACAATAGATTTAGAATATTACAAAATCTCCATAGTAATTTGCTAAAAGAAAATAAACAGCTTATAGAAAACCATAAAAAGTATAAAAGAAGACACGAATTACTAAGAGATAAATTATACGTTTAATATGGATGAGGAAAACAAAGAAAAGAAAATAGATGGTAGACGCAATAATGGGTCAATCAAAGGAGTCTCTAGAGGACAAGGGAGACCTCCTAAAATTAAAGAAAAGGAAACAAATGCTCTTACTCTTAAAGCACTTGTTAAAGCGTTTGGAAGTGAGGAGAAAGCGTGGATTCACGTTGCCGAAAAGGCTGCTGAAGGTAATTTTAATTATACTAAAATGTTATGGGAATATCGTTATGGTAAGCCAAAAGAACAGCAGGATATCAATGTTAATACGAACGTTAATATACCAGTAGTGGATTTTGCCAAACCTAAAACGATTGACATAGACCATACAGAAATCCAGGATGACTGATTGTAACTATATAGGATGTTATGGGGAGACTCTATTCTTTGCAGAATGTATAAAGAGAGGATACAATGTGAGTAAACCTATATTAGATTCAAGTGTGTATGATTGCATAGTGGATACTAATAACGGACTATATAAAATACAAATTAAATCCACAGGTAAAGAACCTAGGGATGAAGATCCTAATATACAAATAGCCTTACAGAATAATAAAAAGGATTATTCCGTAGACTTAGTAGATTACTTTGCAGTTTATTCTACTTATTATAATGGGTTTTTTATATTTAAAAACCAGGGAGATATGCAGTCGATTCGATTTAGTTTAACTGGCAAATGGAGAGAGGCTTTTAATAATTATAATTTTAGTAAAGATGGAGAATAAAGAAGGAATACTTTTTTACCATATAATTCAAGGAGATTATTTACCTTGTTATGACCCACACTATTTAACTGATAATGATTTTTGGTAATGGCAAGAAAAGGTAAACTTTCTACGTTGACTAGAAAACGTAAATGGAGAGGCAATTCAAAAGAAGAGCAAAATAGAAATAAAAAGATATTGGATATATATAACAGCAAATGGCAAACAAAATAGATTTAAATCCTAAATACCAAACACTATTTAATAGTGATAGTAGATACTTTGTTGTAACTGGTGGTCGAGGTTCAGGAAAATCATTTGCAGTTAACACCTTTTTAGTGCTACTCACCTACGAACAGAACACAAAAACGCTATTCACTCGATACACAATGAGTAGTGCGGAAATGAGTATTATTCCTGAGTTTAGGGAGAAGCTAGAACTTATGGGGGTAGAGGATCAATTTATTATAACTAAGACTGAAATTAAGAATAAGCTAACTGGGAGCTCTATATATTTTAGTGGGATTAAAACTGCAAGTGGAGACCAAACTGCAAAGCTAAAGTCAATTCAAGGGGTAAATACTTTTGTCCTTGATGAAGCTGAGGAACTTAACGATGAGACGAGTTTTGATAAAATAGATTATTCAATTCGTAGTAAGGTTGCCAAGAATAGATGTGTGTTGATATTAAATCCGACTACTAAAGAACATTGGATTTACCAAAGATTCTTTCAGAATAGGTCTATAAACGATGGGTGGAATGGCACTAAAGAAGGAATAACCTATATCCATACTACCTATTTAGATAACCTGGATAACCTATCTACTTCATTTGTTGAACAAATACAGGATATAAAAAAGAGACGACCTGAGAAATACCGCCACCAAATTATGGGGGGTTGGCTACAGAAAGCAGAGGGGGTTGTTTTTGAAGATTGGCAAATAGGTGAATTTAATAGTGAGATTGATTCGATATTTGCACTTGATTTTGGATTTGCTAGGGATCAAACAGCCTTAGTTGAAATCGCAGTAGACAAAGTAAGAAAAATAATGTGGCTGAAAGAACACTTATACAAGAAAGGTTTAGTCACCTCACAAATATATGACCACGTTAGAAGGGTAGCAGGTAGGAAGTTAGTGGTATGTGATAGCTCTGAACCCAGGCTATTGTCCGAAATGAAGATGAAGGATCCTCCTTTAAATGTGACCCCTACTATAAAAAAGAAAGGCAGTATACTTGGTGGAATAGCACTTATGCAGGATTACAATATTAATCTGGATGGAGAGAACCTAGTTAAAGAATTTAATAACTATGTTTGGAGTGTGAAAGGGGTTAAGCCAATAGATAGCTATAACCACTTAATTGATGCGGCAAGATACGGAGCTGAATATCTACTCACCAGGACAGTTCCTAAGGGAATGTATATTGTCAGATAAAATATTTTTACTATATTTGTTTATTGATATCCTTTATCACTTAATTAATTTTCATTTTTGTTTGGTTGATTACCCTCTAGAAATAGGGGGTTTTCTTTTTTTATATATTTTTTTACTAAAATATTTGGCAGTTGGGAAATAATTAGTAAATTGCATTATAATTTTAAAACAAACATTATGAAAGACCACAGAGATTTAAGAATTAATCCTAATAAACTAGAAGAGGTTGGATATGCCTTCTATTGTTTTTATGAGGTTAATAGAGAGAAATTAATTGCTAATTTCGATAACCACGTTAGTGATGAGGAAGAGCCTTGGAATTTTCCTGCGTTTTGCTTCGGTGCGTTTATGACTTCTTATAGAGAGTATCAAGTTAAGTTGAATTAACAATGAAGGTTCTTGAATTATTTGCAGGAAGTCGTTCAATTGGCAAAGTAGCTGAAGAATTTGGATATGAGGTATTCAGTTCAGATATTAATTCCTTCGAGGATATTGATTACGTTACTGATATATTGGAGTTTGATACTAAAAGGATTCCTTGGACTCCTGATATTGTTTGGGCATCACCTCCTTGCACAACGTATTCTGTAGCAGCTATATCTTACCATAGACCCCATAACGGAGAAATAAGTGAATTTGCCAAGATAAGCGATTTAATAGTACAAAAAACTATATCGATTATAAAGGATCTAAATCCTAATAAATGGTATATTGAGAATCCTAGAGGGATGTTAAGAAAGCAATCTTTTATGGAGAATTTGCCAAGAACAACTGTCTGGTATTGTAAATATGGTGACACTAGAGCAAAGCCAACTGATATTTGGAGTAATAACATTTATAGTTTAATAAATCCGACAGGATGGCAACCTAGACAAGAGTGTTTTAATGGGAATGATAAATGTCACCACGATAAACAACCTAGAAGATATAAAGCTAAAAAGGAAACTGGAGCTATTGGAAAAGGCACTCAAGGTCTTGCTAATAATTATGAAAGAAGTAAGATACCTTATGAATTATGTAAAGAAATATTAAAAAGTTAATTATGGAAACAATTAAAGTAAATTTAAGTAAAAGTCAGCTACAGCTACTTAGTGAATTGCTGTACGATGAGAGAATTGCCAGGATGGAATGTGGATTCAATAACTGGGAATATATAGACCATATAAACAAAACGATTGACCTACTGGATGAATCACTAGATAAAATATTTGAACAAGATGAAAACATTTAAATTCAATAAGTATCAAGTAACATTAATCCAGGATTGTATCGCCATTGTCATTGGCAACAAAAGACATTATGGAGACGATATACGAGAACTTTTAGAGTTGATGAATAATATAGAGAACCAATTAATAAACAAAAAAGATGGTAGTAAGTAATTGTTGTGGAGCTCCCTTAGTTCCAATCGAAACAGAAATTTGTTCGCAATGTTACGAACATTGTGAGGCTATTGATTATTCGATAGAATAAATTCAATAGGGTTATGAATTCAATAGGGGAATGTGAATTCAATAGGTGTAAATTTAATAGGGGGTTAAAAAAATAACCCTCTTTTTTTTATTCTTTATCCTTATTTAGAATGAATATAAATTAACAAGTTTTTCACATTTTTAGCAAAAAATATTTTTTAGACTAGACAAATTGCCTTATTTTTGTCACGTGGGAATTATTCCTACAATTGACAAAAATTAACTAAATAATTAAACAAATGAAACAAGTAGACACAATTGCAAAACTTGCGAAAGCTTTCAAAATTAGTCAGTATCTTTTTTTGATATCCTTTTTTATCTATCTTTTTGCCAATATAATTTTGGCTAATATTTAATTTTACTAATCTTAAAAACTAAACAAATGGAAACAAGAACTACATTAATCAAATTAATAGAACTTTTGAAAGGTCAATTTTTTACCGTGGAATTTACGAAAAAAGACGGCACTAAAAGAATAATGAATTGTCGAACAGGCGTGAAAAAATATCTTTCAAATAATGGTAGAACAATACAAATTACAAAGCCAATTGATAACGGTATTTTAAGAGTTTTCGATCTACAAAAAAATGAATACAGGTCTATAAATTTAGACACGGTTAATCGAATTACTTTTAATAAAATAACCTATAATTTTTAGCCTTATGAATTTACTCACTCAAAATGGAAAAATAAAGGAAACGAGCGAAAAGGTAGGGCTAAATATTTTTAATTTCTCTATTCCTGCCTATAAAAGTAAAACGGGTAAATTGACTTGCCCTTTTGC